ATCTCAACGTCACCCCTTATTACGACGACTTCGATAAGGATAAGAATTTTTATCGAGTGCTGTTTCGCCCTGGATTTCCAATTCAGGCGAGAGAACTCAGCACTATGCAGAGTATTCTGCAAAATCAGGTAGAGTCTGTTGGACAACATCTGTTTAAAGATGGTGCAATGGTCATCCCAGGTCAGGTGGGTTATGATTTAGATGTACAAGCAGTCATCTTACAAGAATCTTTCTTAGGTAGTGATGTTGAGACTTATCGGACCCAATTAACTGGAACAATTATTGAGGGTCTTACTACAGGTGTTAAGGCAAAAGTTCTTTATAGTATTTCGGCAGCAGAATCCGAAAGAGGTTATATTACTTTATATGTAAAATATATTGATTCTGGTGATACTACATCTGGAACAGGATTGAAGACATTCCAAATTAATGAGCAATTAATTACCGATAAAGAAATTACATTTGGATCTACTTTAATTGAAATTGGAACTCCTTTTGCTCAACTTCTCCCTGTTAATGCTACTGCTGTAGGTTCTACAGCATATATTAGTCAAGGTGTATATTATATTAGAGGTCATTTTGTAAATGTTCCTTCTAGTTACATTATTCTGAATCAATACGATAGTAATCCTTCTTATAGAGTTGGTTTAGATATTCTTGAATCAATCGTAACACCCGAAGATGATGAATCTCTGAATGATAATGCTGCAGGAACATCTAACTATTCTGCTCCTGGTGCTCATAGATTTAAAATTCAAACTCAGTTTGTTAAAAAATTAATTACTGATGAAGCAGATAAAGACTTTATCGAACTGCTTAGAATCAATAACAGTAAAATTGAAAACTTTGTTGAAAGAACTGAGTATAGCGAGCTTGAGAAGTCAATGGCTCGTAGAACATACGAAGAGTCTGGTGATTATGTAATTGATACTTTTGATGTAAAGGCGCGTGAGCATCTTGATGATGGATTTAACAATGGTGTTTATACTAAAGGTTCTACATCATCTGATGGCAATCTTGCTAGTGATGAAAAACTAGCAATTGAAGTTAGCCCTGGTAAAGCATATATTAGGGGTTATAGAACCGAATTCATTTCTCCTCAATATGTTGACGTAGATAAACCCAGAGACTTTGATACTCGTCAAAATGGTATTATTAATTTTAATCTGGGTAATTTTGTAAAGGTATATGATGTACATGGTTGGCCAGAGGTGTCTGGCGATGGTGTTACAGATGCATATCAAATTCTGGATCTTTATGATGATTGGTCGGCAAATGCCACTAGTTCTGTTAAATCTGGTGCTAATCGCATTGGAAGATGTAGAGTTATTCAACTTCAAAAGTCTAGCACTGCTTTAGCAGCAACATCACCCTTTGGAACATCCCCAACAGTTACTGGTGGTGTGTATAATTTGCATCTTATGGATGTTCAAATGTTTACTGTTTTGAACATCACAGGTGCTGTAACACCATATACCTCAGGTACTAAGATTGTTGGACAGACATCGGGTGCTTCTGGATATATTGCAGATACTGGTAATAATAGTCACTACATTTATTTGGAGCATGTAGATGGTAAATTTACTAATGGCGAAAAACTTCAAGTTAATGGTAGAGATGTTGGCACGTTAGATGCAGCACATTCTTATCGACTTGCTGATGTGAGATCTTCTTTCGGTAAAGATGGTAGTAATAACATCCGTTTTGGTTGTAATTGGATTCTTAATGATTCTCGTCCTATTGAATCATCATCCGTTAAAACAGATGAATTGACTGGAGATATCTTAACAGTTGATAACATCATTGGTGGTACTGGTTATGTCTCTGCAACTGGTCTTACCCCTACTGGTGGTAATGGATCTGGTGCAACAGTTGATATTACTGCTTCAAATGGTGTTGTAACTGCTGTAGCAATTAATGCTGCTGGTAGTGGTTATGAAATTGATGAGACTCTGACCATCCCTAACGCTAATGCTACTGGTGTAAAAACTTTTACTGCGATTACTACTGCAGGTACAGGTTATGCTGCAGGTACGGGTATTGCAACTACTAATGATGGTTCTGGTAGTAGTTTGACAGTTGATATTACTGTCAATGCTGCTGGCGCTGTTCAAACAGTAGCTGTTAACAATGATGGTACTGGTTTTGCAGCAGGTGATACCGTAACCATTACTAATGCTAATGCTACTGGTATTGCTACTGTTGATACGATTGGTGCAGCAGACTCAAGTAGAACTGCTGGCACATATACCATCGGTGCTTCTGATTATTCGGTTTCTCCTAGTGGTGGTAGTGGTGCTACCTTCTCTGTTGTAGTTAATGGATCAGGTGCAGCAACAATTACTATTACTGGTTCTGGTACTGGATATTCTGTTAATGATACTATCACTATTGCTGATGCTCAACTCGGTAGTGGCGGTGGTGCTGCATTGACCTTTGATGTTGCAACTCTACATGGTAATGGTTGTACTTTAGATGTTTCTGCTATTCATGGTAATAGTGCAACTTTTGATGTTGCTAGTGTTGGTCGTGAAGTTGTCACTGGTTTCCGTACAAGATTTGAAAAGGATTTGAGACCTGGTGATGTAATTACCCCAACAATTTCCGATTTTGAAGGTAATAATACTATTCGTGTTAAGAGAGTCGATCCAACAAACATTGCCACAGATCCAACCAATAAGAGAACTGGCATTTTAGATAATGACACAATCTTTAATTATGCTGATCAAATTGCTAGACTCGATAATTCACTGAAGGTAGGCACAGTAACTGCGGGTGAATATACTGAATTTGTTAGATTACGTCCTTTTATCTTCCAGAAAGATTATCAGAATGGAGAACTTTCGTTTGATCTTCCTGAAGATGTAATGAGATCTCTAGATGATGAATCATTCTTTGTATTCAGAAACTTTGCATCAAAAACTGTAACCTCGGGTTCGATTACATTTTCCGTTCCTGAGTCAGAATCCTTTGCCGCTTTATCTGGAGATCACTATATCTTAACCATCATTAATAATGGTGGATCGAGTGCGTATGCAAATGGACAAAATATTGATATTGATGCGGAAGTAGAGGCAGGTAATTTAGCTACTTCGTTTGGTTCTGATAATCAGTCATTCTCTATTAGTGGTCTTGGTAGCGTTGCAACAGTTACATTAACTGCATTAATTTCTAAAAATAATGTTTCCAAGAAGATTAAAACTGCATCTAAAATGCAGGCTCTTAAAGTCTTCAAAACCACAGAAGATTTGGTTGAGCAACCAACAGGTCTCACTTATAGTGCTCTTTATGGTACTAGAGTTGAAGACTTGGATATTTCTTTTGGTGTCAATGATGTTTATAATGTACATGCAATCTATGAATCGTATGATGATAATGATGCATCTTCTCCATATGTTGTTCTTACCGAATCAGTCTTCTTTGCTGCAAGCACACTGATCATTGGTAAAACTTCAGGTGCTAGAGGTCGAGTAATTTCATTCTCTAATGCTGATTTAAAACTGTATTATGTTGCTCTGAACGAAATCCCCTTCATTGTAGGTGAAACTATTGATGGTGAAAATAGTTCTGGTGATGCAATTGCAGGTATTGTTGATGATGGTGATGATTCAATCTTTGCTGG